AAAGTTGTTGTCGGTGGATAGACGTAATTTGCTGATGGATAGGGAGGCGAGGTCGAGCCAAGCACACCACCAGTTACAACTTTGTAAATATAGATGTTAGAGAAAACGTAGCTTCCAGTTGCTACGCTCAATCCAGCAGACCAGATAACTGGATTGCTTCCACCCGCGACGGGAGGAGCTGGAGTTTGTGAGACTTGAACAGTTCTCAAACACCCTGTGTCGCGCACGACACGCTCACGCCCACTATTGATGTAGCCTATTAGCTGGTCATTAGTGTAGAAGTTAGCTTGCGCGTCATGCAACAAGTATCTAACTTGCGTGAGATAGCCTTGGAGTGTTTGAGCCATGTGTTATCCATCGTGTTCAGAGTTGACTTTTCCCCCCACCTTCTTAGAAGGCAGAGGTACTCTTTCAACCACCGGGGATAACGAGTGGTTTTTCACAGGCGGTTTGTCAGAGATTTCAAATTTAGACAAGATTTTCAGACCTTCAGGAATGTCATTTCTTGTTTGAATCAACGCTAAACGCGCCATGTAATTTTCTTTATTTGGGTCACCATGACCAAATATGTGACAAACGGCATCCTCTGGAGCTTCTACCGTCTCCCCCACAGGGAAGGTATACGGCTTAAAAGCGTAGTTGAATGTTATGGGTTTTTCCCACTTGTTTGTCACATATAAGGTTTGCATGGTTTAGAAGTTTACTGTGTCACCGTATACGCGAATATCGACTGTGCCAGAAACGGCAGTACCGACTTTTACATACAAGGCTTGAGTGTTATAACCAGACACCGCTACGTTACCGCCTGAAATGGCTACGTCTTGGAATGTTCCCGTTGCTGTCAAACTGCCTAATGTCACGGCAGCAACAACAGCGTTGCTAGTGTTTCCATCGTTACTAGACAGAATGGTAATGTTACCTGTACCCACGTTTCCACTTGGGTTCTGAATAGTTACTCTGCGAACAATAACACCGCCAGAAGTTGCTACGCTATTTCCAGCAGTAAGCCCACCTGAGAGGATGGGCAGAGCAACAACAGCATTTCCAGTTGTAGCCAAAGATACGCCTTGAGCAGAGGCAATCGCATAATTGCCAAAACTATCGGGGTATTTTTGGGAGACTGAATCTGGATTAGCCATAGTGTCTCCTTAACTTGCGTATGTGCTACCGACTGCTTGACCACCATTGGTAGCCAACAATACAACAGTGCCGTTGCCAGCAATCGTGGACTGAGCAAACACGTTTGTACCATCAGCCAAAATCATACCGCCAGTGTTATTGGCAAGCAAGGTTGTGATGGATGAGCCGTTGTTGGCAGTGATGACCACGTTGGCAGTTGGGAACACCAAGTATGTACCAGCGGGAATCACTGCACCAGCGTTGGTAGCTGTAACAGTGGTGTTGCTAAAGTACGCACCAGCGGTGTTGGTGGTGGCATTTGCCAGAATGATTTTGTTTAAGCCTAATGACATGACTATTTCTCCTTATAGTGATAAATAGTTATAGCCAGAAACCCTAGACATTGACTTAGGCTTCACGCTTACCAATTCGGCAATCATGATAACCGCACCAACGTAACCGATTTGCCAGTTAGGTAATGTAGACTCAAATCCAGTAAACACAAATGAACCTTGCTCGTGGATGTACAAGCTCAAGTAGTTTGTGTTAATGAAGTAGACTGCACCTTCTGCACAATAGGGGTCTGGATAAATTGGAACACCAGCGACCATCAACGCTCTGAAAGCTGCTTGAGGACCGTTGTTATCACCGTCAAAGCCAGAGCCTGGGGTAATAACATATTGCTCTTGACCTACAAAGTCTTGAGCCAACAAAGTCCAAGTACCAAATCCGCAAACACCAAACGAAGGCATTTCTGCACCGTTCTTAGTTGTTCCAGAAATATACTGAAGAATGTTTTGTCTTGTAGGATTGACGTTACCTGCGGAGTAAACCTTAGATTTCCACCATGTGTAGGTATTACGGTTGATGTTTCCGTAAGTGACAAGGTTTGTACCGTCATCAATAGCACCAGGCAATCCAATGAACTGCTGAGTGTTAGTGTAATTCGTGTACAAAGCTGTTGCCATTGCGTCCATCATCACATTGGTTGCATCGTTCATACGAGCTTCAATCAATGGGATAATTGCTGCGTCTTGCTGTACTGCACCCTCCATACCCAAGAATGGGACGGGAGAAATCATCAGTTTCAAGTCAAATTCAGCGTTGTAAGCACCTTGTTGGACTGAAGGTTGGGCAAAAGAGCCGCTGTAGTCAGACCACTGAGCGTTTACGAACTGTGCACCTTGAACGGGTACGGTTACAGAGGACACACCACCAGAGGCTTGCTGACTGTTGGCAATCAGTGCCGCCATCAATGGCGTGGAGTTGTACAGTTGTACAACGAGTTTGGGAATAAAGGCTCTACGAGTTACATAAGTCAGTTCATTGAACTGTGCTGACCCTGTAGCTGGTAGGATGCCGCCGCCAATAGCCATAAGGCCTCCTTACGTGGTTTAAAAAATTACCCTCTTACAACCCAATAGGACGTTGCGGTTTCCGCAGGTCATTGAGCGCATTCATCGCTTCGTTCCGTGCAGCGGCTGAAGGATTCTTCCAATACGCACCCAAGTTAAATTGCTTTACAGCACTTGGGTTGTATCCAGAAGAGGTAGGCACTGCTGCCTGTTTCATCCACGCATGGTACTCAGCGGCTGTTTCGTGGTTGTTGATACCACGCTCCAACATAATTTTTTCTACGTCATCAATCTCTGACTCGTTAGAAATTAAACCTTTTTTCATCAAAGAACTACGGCGTTTCTGCAATTCTTCAACAGCATCTCTTTCCCGCAACTTAGCTTCCAAGGCTTGCACACGTTCTTCAGACTTGTTAACAGCCCGATTGGTGTAATCTTCGATGTCAAGTTCAGGGATGGGGAGGTCAGGTTTAACCCGCTTGGTCATCCGCAAAAAGTCTTTGCGAGTGTCAGGGTTTTCCGCAAGAGTTTGGGCAAGTTGCGCCAACTCATCACGGGCTTCTAAGGACAGATTTTCTAGTGACATAAAGTTACCCTCTTTATACGATTAAATTACTTTTTTACCATCGGCAGGCTTAGACACAGCCATGCCCATCTTGCCAATCTTGCCAGGGGCGCTCAAGCCGCCAAGCTGAGAAAAGCGAGGTGTGTTGGTGATAACACCGTGTTGTTGGTTGTTATCGGTAGGTCTACGGGGTGCGGCTGCGCCACGGGGTTTGAACAAATCCATGATGTTTCCTTACATTGGTGGGGGAGAAGGTGGCATACCGCCGCCTTGTGGGGGCATACCAGGGATAGGTGCTTGCGCCATTGCTCTACCTTCAGGGGTAGCACCACCCGCCTGTGGCAATGTTTGTAGCATCTGAAGAATTTCAGATTGCTGAAGTTCGTTGGTTTTGCCCTTGCGTGGGCCAATCAAGCCAGACAGTTGGCGAATAGCGTTCAAGGCTTTTTGACCTTCAGGAGATTCTGAGCCAAGAGCGGGGAGGGATTGTTCTAACAAATCCATCGCCATGCTGATGTTGATAAGTGCGCCTTCCTTACTTCCCATCTTGGGTTCAGGAGTAGACATAGGAGAAGCCATAGGAGGTGTATCTGCATCAGACATACCTGCGGCTTGGGGCGCTTCAGGGACAGGAAGGGGTGCGCTGGCGCTTCTACTGCCTCGCATCAACTCCATCAACTTATCTGCTGGAACACTCATAATCACTCCTTGCCGTGTTTGTAACCACTTACTTACATCTTGTCAATAGGTGAGGGGCATTTTCTGTCAGCCCCTCAAAGACAAATCCTTACGGATTACTTGCGGCTTTTACGGCCTTTGCGAGCTTTACGCATGGTCTTCTCCAAGGTTAGAGGCGGCGAACTATTTGGAAAGGGAAGTAAGCCACACCCTTTTTCCCTTGCGGGGAAATCAAAATTATTGTCTTGCGTAATCTCTCTGACTACGCCCAGACATGGTTTTAATCCCTGTTTGACGCATTGTCAAGTTAGGACTCGCTTCGCCTTTTTTCAGCGATTCTGTTGTTTTCCTTGGCTGGTCAGCCTTGGGTTGGGTCATGCTTCTAGTACCTAGTGCTGTTGCCATCATCCCACCTGTTTTAAGTCTGGTTTACCCTCTGCCTTGGGAGGCGGTGTCTGCGCTTGTTTGGCAACAGCTTGTGCCTCACCCTTTGCTTCCATCTTTTTAAGACGGTCTTTCAGTAATTGTTTCATTGGGGGTTCAAGCAAGTCAAGCAAAGATTCCTTGTCAATAACTTGGGCTTTGAACAGGTTGAAAGCCAACTGACGCATATCTTCCATGAAAATGGGAGAGTTAGAGTGAGCGTCCACTTTCACTACATAGTCTTTGGTGAACTGCTCGGCAATAAACTTTCTGCCTTCCATAT